TCCGACTACCACAAATTTAGATGCCAATGACAGCGTGGCATATTACACCAAAAATAATAAATTGGTATTTGCCTATAATAATGTTGGCACGATAACTTATTTGAGTATTCCATTGGATGGAAGTTCAACAACTTGGACACATAATACAACTGCTCCATAAAATCCATAAAAATTATGTTTACACCAGAAGAAAAACAATTTATAAGGAATATATTTTTACAATTATCGATTAATCCAGCGAATTCCGATGCCGCTAAGACCATTCAGATAGTTCAGGAAATATTGAAAAAGTTAATGATTCAAACTAAAAAAGAACAAAATAATCAGGGTAAATTACATGCTTAGCGAATACAATAAACTACAATTAGAAGATGAGGCAGGAAAAAATAATCTTGTAATAGAGGTTAATTATAAAGATACTCCTGAAGTAAATGAATGCAAAATGTTGAGATTAACTTATCCTGACGGCAAACAGGCATATATTAAAAGAGAGCATTTTATGACTTTTCTTTTTGCTATTGGTAAAGCTGAGGAACAAAGGAAGATGATACCAAAGAAATTGACAACTATAAGAAAATACCAAACAATGCTGGGAATTACCGCCACCAAAGATATAAAGAAAGGCGAAAAAATAAATGTAACGGTCGATATACCTTTGCCGCCGATTGAACAAGAAATTATCGGCGAAGCAAAGAGACAATTAAGCAGGGATTCAAGCGAAATTTGGATTCCTAAAACACAATGACAAATAAAGAACTAGAACAAAAACTCAATCAATTAACAGAAACAGTAGAAACTCTGAAATCTATAGTAAATCTAGCTAAAAACCTGCCCCAAGCGTCAAATCCTCAGCTAGAAACTAAAATAGAAGTTAAGCCCGAAGACAAAATAAACAGAATTTTAGGCGGAATTTCAGAACCAGTTTTGCCTGAATACAGGCAAGCGGTCGATGAATTATTGAATAAAGATTTCGGCATCCATATAAATCATTCAACTTTGGGCACTAAATTCACAATCTTGGTCCCCAAAAAATATAGCACTGAATTAGAATATGATGTTAGGCCCAAGGTTATACCTTATGCCGATGGTTTAAATGGAGTTAAAAGCTGGTGTGAAAAAGTTTTGGGGACTTTTAACGAGCAGACGAAAGCTTTGATTATCGCTCAAAGAATATCATCTCAAATTACTATTTAAAAGGGACTTGACCCAAGGTTTGATAATAAAGGATAATAAAATAAAATTATGGTCAGCATTTCTGACGACGAAAAACTTAAAATTTCACTTGAGCTTTTACCTGAAGCTAGAGTTTGGCGTATAGGCAAAAAATATCGGGTTGAGATGGTTTTATTAATGACTGGAATAGGCGAAGATAATGCTGATTTTGAGATTGTCGATGCAAAATCCCTATCTTACAAAGATAAACTAAGACATGGTTTTATGACTGGTAATAAATATCACGAATAATGCCTAATCCATTTAATCTTTCAGATGCCCCGGATTTAACAGATAAATCAATTAAAAAAATGGCGTTCCATCACCATAAAGGAAAAACAAAAATCAAAAAAGTATTAGGAGAGTTTAAAAAAGGAACTCTTCATTCAGGTTCAGGAGGAAAAGTAACCAGCCGAAAACAAGCCGTAGCTATCGCGTTAAGTGAAGCTCGTAAAGCAGGTGCAAATATTCCGAAAAGAGGAGGCTTTAAATCATTGAGAAGAAAATCAAAATCAAGATTTAAATATGACGAATAGTTAAAAATCAGGTTGGGGAAACTCGCAATGGGGATACTCGCTATTTCTATGAGGGGCTCAGCTGACCTCTCAAGGAAAGGAGACTTTAGCGAGTATCCCCAACCCTTGAGAGTTCAATTAAGCCCATCATAGTATGGGTCTTTTTGTCTTAATCCCAGTTACCCCGTCTGGAGTCAAAAAAAGGGTGAACAATATTATGGCAAATGAAATCAAAATAATGCCCCAATTCACGGCAGACGACTCGCCGGGAATGGGCGAGGAGGCGGAAAAGTCCGCACAAGCCTCAACCGAAGAGGTTGAGGAAAAGGAGAAGGAAACTCCGTCTGAACCTTCGACAGAAGAAAAACCAGCGGAATCAGGGGAACCTGAAGTCCGTGATGATGCCGAAATCCTTAAAAATCAAGTTCAATCTTTAGAAGAGCAACTCAAAGGACTTCAACAGGAAAAAGTCGGACTTCTGAAAGAAATTGCCGAGGCTCGTGGTCAAAAGCGTGAAATCAAAAAAGAGGAACTCCAAAAAGTCAATCAACAGATTGACGAACTCAAGGATGTTCATCCTGAAGATGTTTCTCTGATAGATAAGGTTTTGCGCTCCAAAGGCTACATGACCAGAGACGAAGCAGAAAAGATGTCTTATGAGGCGATTAAAAATCAGAAGCTCAACGAATTCTTAGAAAAGTATCCTGAGTATAAACCAGAAAATGACTTAAATGACATTAACTGGAATACTCTTCAGAAAGAACTTGCTTTTTACCGACTGCCTCAAGACCCCCATAGAATTATGGAAGTTCTTGAGAGAGCCCATAAAACAGTCCAAAAAGGAATCGGCGACTCAAAAACTTTCGAAGCTCAGAAACAGCAACTTAAAACTGCTGGCGTGGGCGGAGGAGGAGTTCAAAAGTCTTCTTCCCGAAAACGATTCGAACCCGAAAGGCGATTTATGCTTGAACGGGGTGGATTCACTGCCGAGGAAATCGAGCGGATGGAATCTAGACTCGGATAGGTCGGAGGAAGAAATCTCTTAAACTTAGTAAAACTATAGTTAATTAAAGGTTCTTTGCTCTTTTGAGCTAGTTATGTCTGATACTTCTTTGGGAATTTGTAGGTTTTAAGGAAGAGCAAGTTGGTTCAAAAGAGCAAAGAACAATAACTTAACTATAACACATCGTGGCTTTTAGATTAGTTAGTTCAGGTGGTAATGTTGTCGAACCGACAACTGTGAATTTAGCTGCTTCTGGCGTGATTTGGCCAGGTTCTTTGGTTGATTTTGTTCGCAGTGGTACTGGCGGAGCGGTAGTAGTTGCTTCATCAGAGGCTTCTACGAACACTATGGTATTTGGAGTGGCTCTTGGTTATGTCCAGGGAGCATCAAATACTTTTGTAGATGTTGTTCCAATCAATGATTCTCAATTATGGGAAGTTGATTGCACGAACTCAGCCTCGACTGCTCAAATTGGCCTAAGACATGCTCTTAGTGCTTTGGCGGCTAATAAGGCAAGATTCATTCACAACACGGCGACAGATGTCGCTACTGGTGTTAGTCAATTCTTAGCTTTAGCCATGACGGGTCTTACTACGGGTAGCGGTAAATTGATTGGAAGATTTGTCCATTATACTGGACAGGTCATACCAGTTAATTCAACCGTATTCCTGCAATAATATGCCTAATCCATTAAATCTTAATGATGCAGCGGACTTAACAGATGTTGCGATACAGGATATCTGGTTAAAAGGTTCTGAAAGACAGCACTTTTTTGACCAGTATTACAATGTTGAGAGTGGTGTTCAGGACTACTTGTTAAAGGATTCGTCTTTGACTGGACTTGGATTTGCTGGCCGAGTGGTAGAAAACGCTGCGGTAACGGCACAATCGCCAATTCAAGGATTCGATAAAACCTACACTTTAGAAAAACTTGGGTGTAGTAAAATCCTCTTTAATTGACTCGGACGCTGAAATGCCAACGAGGGCGAACCTAAAAAAGGACGCTGAGAGACTAAACAAGGGGACTCCGAAAGGAGATGTAATAGTCCGAACATACGAGAATAAGTAATCGTATGAATGTGGCAGAAATGTCCACATCAAGCTCTTTACAATCACAAGTCCAATATGGTAGGTTTATAGATATGAAACCACGAAATGCAAAAGGACAATTTATAAAAAGTGGTGGATATAAACTTACCGAAGAACATAAAAGAAAAGTCGCCCTATCCCATATAGGAATTGGAAAAGGAATCCCACTTTCTAAAGCTCACAGAAAAACGATTTCTGAAGCAATGAAGAAAAAAGGAATTCATAAAAATGAAAAAAATCCAGCTTGGAAAGGAAATAAAGTTAAATATATGGGATTACATAATTGGGTTAGAAGACATCTTGGAACACCATCAAAATGTGAACATTGCAGTAAAAGTTTCAAGAGTAAAAGTATTCACTGGGCGAATATGTCTGGATTATATATACGGGACTTAAATGATTGGATACGACTTTGTGTAAAATGTCATAAAGCGTATGACTTAAAAAGAGCTAAGTAACAAAAAGCAAGTACAGCACGGAATTCTTCTTTCTTTCACGAAACACATGTGGATGTTTGGAATCAAGAAAAGAAATCTGGAGAATATCGTTGAAGAAAATCGGAAAGCACTTGAAGATGAAAGAGAAAGACTTTGTGCGGATAGACTTGATCGGGCTTGGGATACTTCATATTTGGTTAACGATATTTCCGGTAACTGGACAGCAACGGTTACAGGCGGAGATGGATTGAGTTTTATCAGTTCGGCTCATACCCGTGAAGACGGTGGAACTGCTTGGAGCAATGAACTTACAGATGGTTCAACGAGCAATATGGATAAATTCAATGTCCATTTAAAATCTCTTCTGAATATCTTGGGAAATCTGACGGTTTCATATATTTGACATCATATAGTTGATTAGAGTATGATGGTAGTATATGAAACACAAGACAATCAGAGGCAAGCGTACATTAAAAAGTTTAGATTATTTGGCGGGTTTCTTTGATGGAGAAGGAAGTATCTTTATAGCAAAGATAAACAATAAGAAATCAGGCAATATCTGGTATAGATTAAGTGTCAGTTGCGGCAATTCTGATAAAAGACCGATTGATATGTTAAGAACTTTTAATCCGCATCTTAAATTATTCATTTATAGAAGTGGACGGAAAGAAACATATAAACCAGCGTATCAATGGTTAGCAACTGGCAATACAGCTCTAAATTTCTTAAAAGTTATAAAGAATAAACTCATCATTAAAAGAAAACAAGCGTTATTGGGAATAGAATTTCAAGAATGGCGAAATTCATTAAGAAATACAGGTAAACCAAGAGAAAAATCTATTCTTGATAAATGCGAAAAATATCGCCAAAAAATAAAAAATCTAAACTTAATGTATTCGCAGCCGCAACGACTAAGCGAAGAGACTCCGAAAGGAGATGCGATAGTCTGAACTCTATGGAAACATAGAGAGGGAAATCCGAAGAGGTTTCCCCACTCGAAAGAGTAGCAACAAAATTGTTCGAATATGACGCTCTTAAAGCAGCTGTCAGAACTGCGTCCAGAATTCTTGGACCGACCGGCAAACCGTTGAATGTCAGTCCTGATACTTTGGTGGTTTCAAGAGGCTATGGCCCTCACTTGAGAGCCTTAGAGATTCTTGGAGCTGTTAGAAGGGATTATATCCCTGGTTCAGCCGACAGAGATGCTCCTGGTGTTGCGGCTTATAAAGTTATCGCCATCCCTTGGATAACGACCAATACGGGATATTGGTGGATGCTCGATTCCCGAATGAAGGGACCTCGGTTTGGACTCCAATATAAGGAGTCCCAGCCGATTGAGCTTGAGGGACCAAATAAAGTATTCAGAACGGGTGAGATACAATTTTTGCCTAAAGTTGTATTAAAACTTTCTCTAATCAATGGCGAAAATCCAGAAGTGGACAACGCTCAAGAACCCCAAAAGGGACTTGCAACGACTAAGCGAGAAGGACTCTTAAAAAGAGTATGCAATAGTCTGAACACGACCTATAACTTTATAATGAAAGTCGTGAATAGAGCAGAAATGACTCTATCATATAGTATTGTGGCTTGACTTATTGAGGGGTAAAAGATATACTTTAAGTATATGACTCTTACACGAAAACAAGTCCTTAGAAGATATTATCTTAAAAATAAAGAAAAAGTTTTGCAAAGAACACGAGCTTGGCAGGCTAAAAATAAAAATAAAGTTAGAATTACCCAAAAAAAGTGGAGAAAAGATAACATAGAAAAAGTTAGAGTTTACTCTATAAGTTATTACAGAAATAATCCTAAAAAAAGAAAGACTCAATGGAAAAAGTATAGAGATACTCACAAAGAAAAAAGGGCAGAATATCAAAAGAAATGGCAAGTTAAAAATAGAAAGAAGGCAAATAGACTTCACAAAAATTGGGTGATAAAAAATAAAGAAAAAGCAAAGCATATTGATAGAAAACAATATGCCCGAAGAAAACAAGCTCAAGGTTTGTTCACTTTACAAGAATGGAATGAACTTAAGAAGAAGTTTAATTATAAATGTGTTAGATGCAGTAAAAGAAAAAAACTTACTGTTGACCACATAATTCCATTAAGTAAAGGTGGGACAAATTATATCTTTAACATTCAACCTCTTTGTAAAAACTGTAATTCTTCTAAAAACAATTCTATAAAGCAACAAAATTGACAAGGCAACGGCCTTTTATGACATCGGTCATAATGATTCAAGGAACTGGATCGGTTCCCAAAACGATAACACTTGAGATTAGTTAATTTGTCAAATGACAATACCTAGTAATTGCTAAATTCTTTGCTTTAGCGAGTGGTTTTCCGCTGACCTGCTCTTTAGTCGGAGAGAACCGGAGAACCACTATAAATTAACTTAGAAGATTAAATATTATGGATATTGGAGGAAAAAACTTTACTAATTTTCAAAATGTCAGGTTAGTTGGGAGCACTGGTGGCGGAACAGGTGTTATCAGATTTGTTGAAGGTGGTGGTACAAGCACTGGTGATGAAGGAACCTTAACCATTCTTGCTTTGGAAGCAAGTCGATCTTGGTATTTACCTGATAAATCAGGAGTCTTCCCGATTGCTGGCAGTTTTGCTATTCAAGTTCCTTCTATTGCTGCTACAACTTCTATGCAGGCAACTGTAGTTACAGTTGCTGGTATCAGAACCAGCGATGCTCTTGTAGTTACTGTTAATGGTGGAACTTCTGCTGGTTATGGAGCTATAAACCAAAGTGGCGGAGGGAGTGCAAGAGTTCTTTTCCAGGCTTTGCCTGGAGCTGGCCAGATTACGCTTTCTTTCGTTAATCTTGGTACTGCTACTGGATATACAGAATATATCTGCAGTTATGCGGCAATGAGAACTGGTTAATATGGAAAATGGAAATGGAGTTATAAAACCATCTTGGCTTAATCAAGAAACTTATGATATCTTGCCTGATTTTTGGCGGGAAAGATTGATTGACGATAAAATCGCCGAATCTCTTGATCCTAAAATTAGAAAACTGGTGGAAGAATATACTATGAAAGGAGTAACGGAATTTTCTCTTATAAATATAACGAGAAATATGAAAGAAATTCCGATTCATCCTTCAGAGATTCCTCCGCCAGATGATACTTATCCTTTATTGAAAGTAGAATTTCCCAGTGAAGGGGGAGTGCTATCTTATCAGGAAGGAATTGAGCAACCATACCGAGGATTTCCTTTTTTTGAGGTCGTGGAAAAAATAGACCTTATTAAGAAAGTGAGCCGGGCTTCATTAAGCGGACTCTATCATTCATTCAAAACAAGAAGATGGCTTCTGTTTACCCTTTTACCCGCAGTCTGGATGTTCAAAAATCTCTTATACGCTGGGACTTACGCTCTTTATCGGATGATTGAAAGAATCAGAATTAAGCCAAGATATTATTCCCAAGCGATAAGAGAGTTATATCGGGCTTTTTCTTTTCCTCAGGGCGAAAACAATCAAATGCTTGAGCTAAGATTAATGTTGAGAGATTTGATTTGTATGATTCTTGAATTTGATAATGCTTATCGTTTTAGAGCTCAGGACTTATTGGAAGAACTTAATAAAGAATCATTGGAAAAGAACCCGATTAAAGAATTAAATCGTATGTTTACTATTGTTCAAGGGCGAGAAAAGACCCAGGAAATAAAAGATACTTGGACTTTGATAAAACTATTTAATTCGGTTTATCTGAGATTTGACCGCAAACTTAAAAAAATGGCGGTTAATATCTTAAAAGAGTTAGATATAGAAAAAATTAAACTAACGGTTGAAGATAAAACTTTTGCGGGAAAACGCAAAGATTATATTTTCGGCTATATAGATAGACAAAATGTCATTAATAAATCATTACAAACAACCCGTAATTAAGAAATCTGTTGTGGTAAGCGGAGCGGCCACATCTCTAACAATATGGACTCCAGTATCAGGGAAACGAATAGTTTTAGAAGGATTAGACTTAGCTACATTAGGAGGTACAAGCACGACTGTTGCGGTTTATTTTGGTGGAGATGCAGTTTTAAGAGGCCCAACTCGTATTGCTATGTATAGTTTAGACACAACCACAACTATCTATCCCAGATTTGCTGGATTAGAAGCAACGGCTGATGTGATACTGCAGGCCACCCTTGGTGCGGCTACTCAAGTACAGATTTCGGCTTATGGGTTTGAATTGGAATAAAAAATGCCTTTACTTCCTCGGTTAGAAGTTCAAAATTTAGGAGCTTCCCTAAAAGTTTTATATGTTGATAATTCTTATCTGATTAGAGATAAGAAATTTACTTTTCTTACAGGTGATGCTTTGGCTGGAGCTCAAACTGTGAGTGTTGCTTCAACCATAGGACTTACTTCTCTTACCACAGCTTCGGGACAAGTTTTATTAATCGGTGAATTAGGTCAAGAAAAAACAGAGATAATTTTAACCGGTAATATTTCTACTTCTAGCGGTACCCATATCTCTGGTACTGGAGCAACCCTAAGAACAGTTTTAAGATTTGATCATCCCCAAGATACCAAAATTTACATAATTGACTGGAATAGATTTGAAGCAAGATGGGCGACTACGGCTGGTGGCACCAAAGGAACCCTAATGGCTTATCCCCAAGATATTCAAGCTGACCAACTAAGGTCTCTTCATAATGACGCTATTCAGGATTCAGGATTTTACTTTGTCCGTTTTAATAACTCGATTGATTCTACTAATTCAAGGGAATCTGATGCTGTTCCTTATGACGGTTATCTTGATAATACTGTTTTTGAAATAAAAAGACGGGCTTTGGAACAACTTAACGAAGAAATTTATGAAAAACTAATTACCGATGAGTTTCTTAACCGGTCTTTATGGGAAGCAAGGCGGGAATATCATCAGAGCCCGGGCAAAAGACCTTTTAGAAGAAGATTTAATAATGATATAGGAAACGCTTTGACTGGTTCTTATCGGATTGATTTGCCTAGTTGGGTGGAAAAACCTTTTACCGCCGAAAATGTCTATGCCGTCAGAATCGGTACGGAGAGGGGTATGGATTACATAGACAAGAAAGAATTTGATTTTTATTATCGGGGAATTCCCCATTCAACTCTTGCCTTGCCATATACGGTTGATACTTCTACATCAATCTGGCTGGTTAATGGCCGGGATTTTACGGGAAGTGCCAGTATAAGCGTGGAGGGAACAACTATCGGTTGTACTCGAATAGTCGGCGAACAAAATAGTTTTTACATTAGAACCCAGGGCAAGTGGAATGCTTCAGGCGGTTCAGATGCTTGGGAAAAAGCTAGTTATGGTCTGCCTAATAAATTTACGGTTTTTGCCGAGCCAACCGGCAGTGCCTATATCTACTTTAACCGGCCCATAGATACGGCTTATGTGAATCAGAATATATTTTTAGATGCTTATGCTACGGTTTTTGCTTTTGACAGCGATGCTGATGAGCTTGATGAACCCGATCCAGATATTTATGTTCCTTATCTTAAATTCAAAATTAAACAACGAAAAGCGAACGGGAATTTACCTTTAACCGATCCGGATTATCAAGAATGGATTATAAGAAAAAATCAAGCCTTAAATAAAGAATATGCCGGGACAAAAATCAGCTTAATTCCCGATATAGAAAATCTGCCGTAATTAAACTAAGTTAGATGTAAGTTTTATTTTATGCCATTTATTATCAATTTTTCTATGTTCAGAAATAGAGTTAAACAAATAAAGATTTTTCAAACGATTATCAGTTTTAATTCCATTTATATGGTGGATTTGTTCAACTGATTTAAGCGATCTTCCAAGATACTTTTCAACTATGAGACGATGTTCCAAAATATAAGTTTTATTTTTTCTAATAGCTATATATCCGCCAATATGTTTGACTTTACCACCTTTCCAGCCAGAAGCATTTTTACCAAAGTAAAATTTGGACATACTTTGCCAATAACAGGAACGAGAACAATGTTTTCTATTTTGAGAAAAATAAGTTTTAAATATTTTTTTACAATTTGGACAGATTTTAGACAAAATTGGTTTACCAATTATCTGTCCAAGTTTATTCCGATTTTCAATCATATATAAGTAGTTTAACTTTGATAGAAAAGGATGTCAATATGGCAACAAAATTACAAAAACAGAGTATAAGAAATATAGGAGTTTATGGTATTATAAGACAAGCATCAGCTGATGATAGTTTGATTCCTGATGGTGCTATTCCAGAAGCAATTAATTTCGAATTTGATAGAATCGGTGTAGCCAGAACCAGACCAGGAATGACAGCGATTGGGGCTTCAGTTTCAGCTGGTAATCCTTGTATCGGGATTCATAATATCCAGTCCAATACAGCTATTGTAGCTTTTGTTTCTAGCGGTTCAACCACAGTTTTTGAAAGACAAACTTCTTCATGGGCAGCTATTGCCGCTGGCACTGGAGCTGGAATATTCAGATTTCTTGATTTTGCTAATCGGACGATATTCTTCGGGCCGGTTGAGAGATCAATTAGGGTATATGCCGGAAGTAATTTTGATACTTCAAGCGGCAATCCGATAAATCCTCAACAGCTTTGGTATGTAAATGGAAATATAAATACGGGCTATATCCGGCCTAAATTCGGTAAAGTCTATAAATCACGGATTTACTTAACGGGTGATCCGACTAATGAATTTAGAAGCCGGTTATGGTTTTCTTCGGTGATAACCTCATCAGGAAATATTACTTGGGCTCCTTCAACTGACTTTGTAGATATAAATCCCAATGATGGTGAGGATATTACTAGTTTAGAAAGATATTCATTGGAACTTTTAGTCTTTAAGCCGAATTATATTTATCGGTTTAGAACTTCAGGAGTTGATACTGACCCTTTGGTTAAAATAGGGACAAGAAGCCAAGAAAGTATTATTGAAGGCAAGAAAGGATTATATTTTCACCATGATACTGGATTTTATAAATATACAGGTGGTTATCCTGTGGAAATCTCAAGGCCAATATCTGATGTGGTTAAAGCTATACCATTTGGCGAGTATGCTGTTATAAGAGCTTGGAAAGATGATGACCACATTTATTGGTCAATTGGAGATTTAACTTTGTCAGGGCCAAAAGCAAATGAAACTTGGGCAAATGCAGTTATCCGTTATACTGAATCATCCGAAATTTGGACAGTTTATTCTTATGCTAATGATATCAGGCGGGGTGGGCCATTTATTACCAGCAGTTCAAGTTCAATTATGATTGGTTTGGATAATGGCGTAGTGGCCGAGTTCAATCGGGGCCAGACTGATTTGAGTGAGCCGATAAAATATAGACTTATAACCAAATGGTATGAATGGGAAGGAATTGAAACTCGCAAAATTATTAATTTATTAATGGTCATTTCTGAAAAAGGTTTGGGCATGAATATTATGTATCAAGTTAACGACTATGAGGATTGGCAGGTTTTAACTCCTGATTTAAGAAAATTGATTAGTTTTTTTAACACTAATATTAAATTCAATAGGATTAGATTCAGAATTTCAGGTGTAACCACAAATGAATCTTCTGTTTTTATGGGTTTGGAAGTTTTAAAAGGAATAAATGAAGGGATAATTAAAACATGAGCGATATTTACGATTATGGATTTGATAAAGGTTTAAACCGTACTCTTATAGGAGTAAAAAGTCCTTTAATTTATGATTCTGTCGAAGGGGCAATGCAGGGTCAGATAGTCCAGTTTGGTTCGCTGGTTTCGGGAGCACAGTTAAGTTTGATTAATGTCAGCGGGATTCTTTCTACGGCTAATATTGGTGGAGCTCTTTCTACACACGGAACCTTTGGAGGTAATGGTTCAGACGGCCCATTAGAAATTACTTCTGGAACGACTACTGTAAGTTTAAGCAGTCAGAAGGTATTTATTAGGAATTATTCCAAAATTTCTATCATTGGAAGTGGTCAACTGACTTTTTCTAATCCTGCTAC